TGATAGCGCCAACACGAAAGACTATCAAATTGGTTTTTCGGGCACTGAAGTGGTTTACGACAACGGCTTTGTCCGTGCAGTCATGACCATTACAGACAAGGACGCAATTGAGCGGATCATGCGGGGTGATGCAAAAGAAGTGAGTGCTGGTTACAGGGTGCAATTTGACCCGACGCCTGGCATTGCGGACAATGGTGAACATTACGACGGCATCCAGCGGATGATCGACGGCAATCACATTGCAGTTGTTCGCAGGGGCAGGGCAGGCCCGCAGGTGAAGCTTCATCTAGATCGCCTAGATGCCGCCGACCCATCTTTACTATCTCCCATTGAGGAACCATCTATGACTGCAAAGGTCAATTTTGATGGCGCCGAGTTCGAGGTGAGCGAGAGCGTTGCTCTGGCGATCACCAAAGAGCGCGAAGATGCCAAAATGTCCTACGAGGACATGAAGAAAAAATACGATGCCATGATGTCCGAGGCTTCCAAAATGAAGGAAGAAATGGACGCCATGAGCAAAGAAATGAAGGGCAAGTGCGATGCTGCCGAAGGTCGCGCCGATGCTCTCGAGCAAGAGCTTGAAGCTGCACGTGCCGAGCTTGACTCCGCCAAGGAAATCAATCTCGACTCGCTGGTCGAAGAGCGCGTTGCGCTGATCGACAAAGCTCGCAACACTCTGGACAGTGAGTTTGATTTCTCTGGCAAGAGTGCCCGTGAAGTCATGGAGGCTGCTATTAAAGCAGTCCGTGGCGACATTCTTGATCTGTCGGAGCGTTCCGACGATTACGTGCAAGCCATGTTCGACACTCTGGCTGAACTGCCTCGGGCTGATTCGGCTGCCACTGACGAGCTGCGCAAAGCCGTTGCTTCCATCGCCTCTCCCGCTTCTGCTCCTGCTTCCTACATGGAGCGCCTGCAGAATGCTTGGAAGGCTCCTCTTTCCATCTCCAAGGAGCGCTGATCCATGGCCGTTACTTTCACCCCTTCGGGCACGGCTGCTGCAGGTGGTGTTCAGCAGAGCTACGCTCTTGAGCTGACCGCCCTCCTGGAAGGCCAACTGTCCGACATTCGCGACAACACCATTGGCACCTACGTCAACGAGACGGATGCTGTCATTGCTTTCGGTAATGTCGTTGCTTATGCCAGCGGCGGCACCGTTGCTAATTCTGCTAAGACTCTCGGCGGTACGGGCGAAACCGTTGTTGGCCTGAACGTTCTCACCTACGTGGACGAGACCGCTCTTGACTCCAATAGCCGTCCCGGCGTGAAGAATGAACAAGTGCTGAACGTTGCTAATGAAGGCGCTGTTGCTGTGTATGTTCACGGCGATGTCACCCCCGCCACTGCAGTGCGCGTCATTCACACTGCCACTGGCGTCAAGTATGCAGGTCAGTTCACTGGCGAAGCCATTGCGAACAAGTCTGCTCTCTTGTCGAATGCCCGTTATCTCACCTCTGTCACCGGCTCCGGCCTGGCGATTGTTGAGCTGAACGGTCCTTCGTTCACTCTCACCGCTGACACCTGATAGGAGGCCCTCCAATGTCTGATTTTCGCATGGATGAAGCGGGTCTGTTTCTTGAGCGTCAGCTTGAGTACATTCGCCCGCAAGTGTTTGAAGTCACCTACGCCGACATCAAATACCCCACCATTTTGCCTGTGACCAGCGAAGCTGGCCCTGGCGCACAAACCTTCACCTACCGCATCATGGATGCCACGGGTGAGTTCCGTCTGATTGCTGACGCCGCTGACGATCTGCCTCGTGCTGACATCAGCCAAACCGAGAAGAGCATCAACATCCGCTCTTTCGGCGGTAGCTTTGGCTACACCGTTCAGGAACTGCGCGCCGCCCAAATGGCGAACATCGCTCTTGAGCAGCGCCGTGCTAATGCCGTTCGTCGTGCTTACGAAGAGAAGGTTGAAGCAGTGGCAATGTTCGGTGAGTCCTCGGTGGGCCTGGCCGGCTTCTTCAATAATTCGACGGTTGATCTCGTCATCGCTGACAAGTGGTTCACTGATAGTGGCACTACTGCTCAGGACATGCTCGAGCTGCTGAACTATGGCGTGACTGCCATCATCAGCGCCTCGAAAATGAAGGAAGAGCCTGACACCATCCTCATGGCTTATGAGGACTACAACAAGGTGAGCACCACCCGCAATAGCGATTCTTCGGACGTGACCGTCCTGGAATACTTCCTGCGCACCAATCCCTACATCCGCAACGTCGAGCCCATTAACCAGCTCGCCGCTGCTAATAGCTCGATCGGCAAGAACCGCATGGTCGTCTACAAGCGCGACCCCGGCAAGGTGCAACTGCACATCCCTCAGCCCCTCGAGCTGTTCCCGCCCCAGCAGCGCGGTCTGGAATTCATCGTTCCCGCCCATGCTCGCGTTGGTGGCGTGGCTCTCTACTATCCCAAGAGCGTCATTTACGTGCAGGATAACTGAGCGTAATTGGGGCGTTAAGCTTGAAAGCAGTTCCTTTGAACACTATGTTGATTGCTTATCGCCCCGACCTCGAAAACCCGCCTCGCGAAGGTGGTCTTGGTGTTATCACTGATGCTGGCATGATCCAGCTCAGTCCAGGGGTAAATTCAGACGTGCCAGAAACCAAATGGGCTCAGGCACGCAACAATGGTACTGTCAAACGCCTCATGGCAATTGGCGCCATTGAAGAACTGAAGGACACCCCTACGGTGCAGGACATTCCCACAAAGGTGTCCACGCTCGCCCAACTGCCTCTCACTGATGCATTGCGCATGATTGAAATTATGCATGATGAAGATCAGCTCCAAGATTGGAAAAAGGCAGAAGGGCGAGTGCGCATCCGTAACGCCATTAACAAGCGTCTCGAAGCTATTCGCGCAGGGCAGGTCTGATCATGACCGTCACCTACGCCAATTTTCTTGATCGCTTCCCCGAATTCACTCCCCATCCATCGGGAATCGTGAACGGGGCCATTGACGAGGCAGCAGCAGACGCAAGTGCTGATGTGTTTGGCAATCAAACTGACCGGGCCGTTAAGCATCTTGCTGCTCACATTATTGCCATTCAGCTCGCTCAAATGGGCATCCAAATTGGAGCCACAGAGGGCAAGGTTTATGGCAAAGGGCTCGAAGCCACTCAATACGGCCAAGAGTTCAAACGAATGCTTGAAACCGTCGCTGGTGCTTCTTCCATTGGTTTCGTCGTATGACCAACGTGCTCGCTCCTCTTGCTAATGCCACTCTGGTTTGGCAAGTTGCATCGGGCTATGTGGTCGAAAGCGGCACCAATAATTATGTGGCTGTCTCTACTGGCGTCACATATTATGCGAGCTTGAAGCAAAAGCAGAACCCACGGTTTGATTATTTGCTTGGTGCAGATAATACGGCCGTGTACATGGAGGGACGATTGACAGGGCCTTTAGCTCTTTCTGGCATCACTCCTGGCAGTTCTGCTGCTGCAACAATCAATGGGAGAGAGGGGCGGTTCGAGCTGTTGCCAAACGAGCAAATTGCTGAGCATTATTGGCAATTTCTCGGCACGCCAATCAGAGGCATTTTTAGACTGGTTGGCAAAGGAAGCGTTCAGAACGTCTGAGGCGCTTAATCACTCTTCTCTCCATTGAGGATTTTCAAATGCTCTATCATCCCACTGAGCTGGTTAAGAGCCAAGACGTAATTGTGCGCGTTGGCTCGATTGCTGGCACCGCTCGCCCTGTTATCACCCAGAGCGGCGCTACCTTCACTGTTAGCGGTGCCCCCACCCTCTACACCCTGCAGGCCGCCACGACGGCTTCTGTGGCCTTTAACGACGGCAACACCGAATTCTACCTGCTGGGCGGCGGCGGCTTCTCTGACAGCGTGATCGTCACCTCTCAGGCCACTGCTTCCATCACTTCTTATTTCCAGAAGGATGTTGACGGCACCGTGTTCCTGCCGAACAGCTTCGACGAAGCTTTCCAAGTGATTGCGGCTTCGCGCTACGACAAGGACAACGAAGTGTACGTTGAAATTAACAATCAGCTTGGCGCTAGCGGTACC